GGAATTTCCGAATGATCGGCGTCTAACATATTAACATCTGGGTGAGCCCAGTCAATGGTAAATAAGTATTTACCATGATGCCATTTTTTGTCTTTACCTATGTATTTGCCTGAAGCAGCGCTTAAAACATCCCAACGATTGACAGCAGGATGATAAGAAAAAGAATTCCAGAGCTGAAGTTCATCAAGTCTTTTAATGGGAACAGACTCCGGTTTAAAACCACGTTGAATAAAAGCCGAAATAGGGAGCCTATAGAAAACTGCGCCATTTTCCATAATAGCGTGAAAAAGTATACCACGTCCAGTAATACTTGATATACCAAATACAATACAGTCTTCAACTTCTCCATGATGTTTTTTACAATCATATAAATATTCTCTTTTTATTTGTGCGTACGTTGCTGGTATGTTTGCATTTAAGTAAGCCATAGTTATCCATAAATATCTCCCCAATTTTTTCCTGATTCATAATCTACTTTATTAGGGATCTTTAATTTAACAGCATTTTCCATAATCTCAACAATTTTTTTAGCTTGTTTATCAGATTCTACAGATATGTCTAATTCATCATGAATTTGTATGTGCGGTACAATGCCTTCTTTATATAAATCTAACATAGCTTTTTTTGTCATATCTGCGGCTGAACCTTGTATCAATTTGTTTAATGCTTTATATGTCCAACATCTTTTTATTCCAAAGTATTTTCCTTTTCCTCCGTTTTCTTTTGTCTTATCTGTTTTTTCTTTAGCTTTAGCTAAGGCTTCTGCTTTAGTCATGGGTGAGGACATTACACCAGGATTAAATTCATCTATCTCCCATTTATTAAATCTACATCTACGTCCTAACAAAGTTCCTATTGAACCTTTTTCTGCTGCACGTTTAGAAGTAGTATTCATTAAATCTTTTACAAAAGGAACACTATCATGATATTTATTAAACAATTGTTCAGCTTCTTCTTTTGTGCTTAGTCCTAGCTCTGCTTGTAACTTTGCCTTACCCATTCCATAAAACAATCCTAAATTAATTGTCTTAGCCTGAGTACGAGATATGTTAGCCATATCAGCAACAGTTTGGTGAAAGTCTACACTATCAGTGTTAAATTGTTCTATTATGTTTGAAACAGAATCATCAAAACAAATGGGTTCAGTTGTAGCTGCATAGTGTACTACTAATCTTGGTTCTTGTTGACTATAGTCAAAACAACCCCACTTATGGTTTTCTTCTGGTATAAATAAAGATCGTATCAATGGCCCTAGTTCTTTGTTTCTCGCTGGAATTTGTTGTAGATTTGGATTCCTATAACTAAATCTACCTGTTACAGTTCCACCTGAATCTGATCTTATTGGATTTATATCTGCATGTATTCTTCCTTTATGTGTAAACCTTAAAATAGAATCTATAAAAGTAGAGTGAGATTTATTTATTTCTCTTGCTTGTGCAATTTTTTTAACTGTTGGGTGAGTGTGTTTAGATAAAAAGTTTTTAGTAAAAGAAGGTGCTTTTGATTTTTGAGTTCTCTCGTAATTTAATCCTAGTTTATCAAAAACTTTAGCCACGCTTCTCGCTGCCATAAGCTGGACTTCGACACCCGTCTCATCTTTAATTTCTTTCATCAGCTTTTCTTCTCTTGCTATTAAACTATTTTTTAGCTGATGTGCTTTTTCTACATCTACCCTTACTCCCTTAAATTTCATATCTATTAAACAAGGAAACAATTGAGTTTCTAAATCAAATACTTGATGTAGTTTTTGACTTCCTAATTCTTTTGATAACACTTCAAATAATTCTAAAGTAAGTTCTGCATCTTTCTCTGCATAAGATCCTACATACATTGCAGGTAGTTTATACATTTCTGATTTAGCATCTATTCCCCAAGAGTCTGCAGTTTCTCTTAGCACTGCTTCACTTTTAGTTTTACCTAAATAATCAAACGATACACTATTTAAACTATACCATAATCTATTCTCATCTATTAAAGATGCCATAACCATAGTATCTACAATAAAACCATTGATAGGTATTGCGTATGCTCTTAACCAACATACATCATACATTGCGTTATGAAATATTTTTGTTGCAGAATTAGAACAAACTTCTTTAACCCAATTTAAAACTTTTTGTTTTTCTAAATTACCTCCACCTTCGTGTGCTATGGGATAGTAACCTGACCAACTTTTAGTTGCTAAAGCTATACCCACAATTTCTCCTTCTCCAATAACTGAACCAGATCCTTTTGATTTTAAGTTTGGATCTTTTGTTTCTAAGTCAATTGCTATGTATTTTTCTTTACTTAAATCAGGAAAAGCATCTGGACAAATCCATTCTTTTTGAGCTTCAAACATTATGAGTAATCCCTTTCAAGTATCATTTCTAAGTAGTGTATTGCTTTTTCTATGTCCTGTTCTTTACCTTTCGCTGCGTGCCTGCATATGTATTTTATAGCTGATCCTTCTGCAAAAGGCAAACGGTTCTCGTTTATAAATTGACTTGGTTGAATCTTCATATCTTTGTAATGAGATCCTCCTACTTGTTTCTTGTACGCTGTCATTATATTGGGTCTCCTATATTATATTGATAGTCTGATGTTGGTTCCATAATGTATAAAGTTTCTTTTGCTCTCGTTACTCCTACAAAAAATATTCTGTGCTCCGTGTCAGGGTCTCTTCTCGCTGATTCGTATATTATATTTTCTATATCTGTATATAAAATTACATTATCGCACTCTTCTCCTTTTACTCCGTGTATGGTAGACAATTTTATTCTTGCATTCTTTGTTAAATCATCTCCTTCCTTTAATAAATTTTTAATGTAAGACTTACTTTCTTCTGGTATATGTAGTTGCTCCCAGCTTCCCGTCACTAGAAGACCGTGCTCAGATTGTAGTTTTTCTAAATTAACAGAGTTTACATTTGCTAGACTATTGCCGCTAGCAAAACCATGTTTTACATGTCCTTTGTTGTAGTTTAAATATTCATATATTTCTTTTGCTTCTTCTCCGCTAACAGTAGCTCCATTATTTAATCTAATCCAAATCCTATATGCTTGTAATAATTCTTTAGGTAATATATTATTTACTTTACTATCAAATCTAAAATTTAAAGAAGATAAATGTTCACCTATAGGTTCTAACATTTTATTAGTTCTAGTTAATATCATCCATTGCCCCTTGCTTAGATCTAAATCTTCTAGATAACAATTTTCAATAACCTTTCCTTCTTCGTCTCTAGGTTCCCATTGCTTCTCCATTCTGTTCTCTATGTTATTTAAGATGCTTATGGCTTTTTTATGTATTACTCTTGGAACTCTTCTAGATTTAGTTAGAGGATCTTTGTTGCCTTCTAAATTTATAAATATACTAGGATCAGCGCCTTGAAAAGTATATATAGTTTGGTCATCATCTCCTGCAATATAAGATCGCTTACAATTTTTCTCAATGTAAAAAAACATATCCCATTGCAAAGGACTTAAATCTTGTGCTTCGTCTAAGAATACTACCTGCAAGTTTGGACATTTATCTTTCTCAATAAATTTTGTAATCATATCACAATACTCAACCATACCTGTATTCTCTTTATATAATTTTAAGTCTTGATAGATTTGATCTGTTAACCAAAGGTCTACATACTGATGTAGATCTAATTCAACAGCTGCATCCTGAATAGATATTTTTTTAGATCTTGAGTAATCAATAATTTTCATGTTATTATTTTGATATTGAGGAATACCACTAGGACCTACTCTTGTTTCAAAAGACATATCTCTACATATTTGAGAAAAGTTTTTAAAGTTTTTCCATTTCTTTCCTTTTAATAAATCTTTATTGGTATCTATTTTTAGTTCTCTACTACCCATAGAATGCATTGTAGATACATATTCAAAATTTAATTTAGGAAATTTATCTTCTATTCTTTTTTCAGCTTCAACTGTTGCAGCTTTACTAAATGTTATGTAAGCTATTTCGCTAGGATCTACACCATTTTTTATCTCTTGTTCTAGATACTTATTTATTAGTTTATAAGTTTTACCTGTTCCTGGTGGTCCTGGAATTATTGTTCTCATGCAAAAGGTACATCTTTCATATTAGTCTTTCTTAAATTTGGTTTGTCTAGTTTAATTGTTTTCATTTCAATTATTCTTGTGTTCTTACCTTCTATACTTTTTGTATTTTCTTTTGCATCAAATAAAGATTCTAGTAGTCTCAATGTTTTTTGTTTAGGATATGTTTTATCTGGCCAAGACTTAGATCTTTGTAGGTATCTCCAAAAATCTTTGAACTTAAAGAAACTTTCTTTCTCATCGGAATAAGGTAAACCTCTTTTTATGTCCTTCATTTCTTTACCTGGAGCTTTGTTAATAAAGTCTGCTAATAATTCTTTTACTTGAACATCTATTTTAGAAGACTCTGGTGCTGGTACTTCACCTAAATTTTTAAATAGATGAATTAACATTTTTCTCCATATAATTTTTCCCACAGGAAGCATGGGTCTGCCTAATTGATTCATGGAAGCTACAGAAAACTTTTCAGAATCATGTAATGTAACATCATCTACTTCAACACTTTCTCCATCAATGGTTACAAAATATATAGGAGGGTCTGAATCATATTTTCTTATCTCTGTTATAGTAGGACTAGGTGCTCCATCTCCTACTCCAAATTCTTGTGTTACACATAGTTTAGCATTACAAAAAGATTGGATAGGTTCATCTTTACATTTATATTGGTATTCTTTTCTTTCTAATGATTTAATTAAAATTTCTATTTCTTTTCTTTCTAAAGGTGGAGTACAATATTTTTTATTGTAGTCATACATCTTTAGATCCCAATCAGAAGAATGTCTTTTCTTAAGGTATACACCAAAATTATACATAGCATTGTTTCTTTGTCCATTTGGAATACCTTCTTTAGATATTGCAATTAAACAAGGAGGTGCTCCTTTTAAGGGATTGTTATCGTCTTCAAGTTTTTCTTTTTCTTTTGTTTTCTTTACGTTAGCTAATTCCTTTTCTGACAATGAGTATTTCTCATACATATCAAAGAACTGATTTAAAGTTAAACAGTTTCCTTCATCATCAAAAGCATATCTAATTGTTTTATCTCCTCCGTGATAAGGTAAGTTTAAAAAACTTCCTGTGTCTCCTCTGTCTGCTCGTATATAATCTTGTTTAGGAAATATTTCTGCTTTGGCATAGCCAAGTTCTGCAGCAATCTTTTTTAATCTAACTCTCATTAAACTTGCAGGAACAAAATCTTTAGTAAATAAAAAAGCATGAGCACCACCTGACTTAGATCTAAATAAAATCATAGGTATGTTCTTACTTCTTATTTTTTTAATAAAACTTTTATGGTCAAAAGGATAAGTATCAATATCTATACATCCCCATTTACATCTATTATCTTCTCTAATAGGTACAATACCTAAAGCAGGATCTTCTCCGTTAAGATGTCCTTGCCATAGTTTATCTGTTGGTGGATTTTTTATAGTAAAGGATTTAGTCTGATGTTTTCCAGTTTCTGAAAAGTCATCAGTCTTTTTAGTTTGTCCATATGCTATCTCCAAACCAGAGAATATTTGTTTAAATCTTTCTAACATTTGTCCCATTTATTTTTATGAGAGGCTTCAGTCTCCCAAAGCCTCCCCATGCATGATCCAGATTACTGTTTATCTTTAGATAAACTTTGATAGAACTGCTTAGCTCTCTCATATAGACTGCTGTTACTCACAGGGCCTACTTTCTGAATATTGTATCCGTACCATTGATTTCCTTTACCGGAATTCAATACTGTACTTAACTTATAAATGTGACTGAAAGACGACGGCGTATAAGGCCCGTCTTTACCATCCATAGTGATAGACATCATCATGGAATTCCATTTTCTACTTATTTTACCTTGAGATGAACTCATAGATATTAAAGCAGTTTCAGTGGATCCGTCTTCACCTGCAACTACTACAAAGTGTTGACCAACTGTAAGAATGTAATTTCCATTCTCAAGTCTATCTTTACCCATACCGTCTTTAGTTGTTTTGTCCAGAATATCAGAACCATCTGCATATATGTTCTCTGGTCTACCTGAACCAGTTCCAAAATCAGACCACTCTTGATATTCTAACTTATAATGGCAAGGAATAACACTTACTCCTTTTGCTCCATCATACAATTTTTTAGTAACTGTATTTAAAAGCATGCCTGGTTCAGAACCTTCTACGTAATTTTGATTACGTTTCTGTGCTTCTCCAGAACCATTTTGTAAAAGTTTTAAGATTGGTAAAGCCAAACTTGTTGACTTAACGTTCTCAAAACCTGAAGATGAATCTTCTTCGAACAGGATTGTTGAAGGAAGTTTTTCACCTTTACTATTTTCTCGGCTCTCGTTTTTTGTATCGCTCATCTATTTTCTCCTTGTTATTTTTGTTTGGTTACCAACAAACGTTTTAAAGTATTCTTCGGGCATTACTTTTTTATTTTCAGTAATGTCTCTGAATACAGCTTTAAGAGTCTGGGCATGTACACCTATTTTTTGAATAGGTTCATACCCACGACCTTTTGCAAGGTTGGCATATTCGCTCGCCTTGTTGTCTTCGCCCCGACCAAAGGTAACCGTGACATCGTTTTTAATGATATCACCATGGCCATGGTCTCGAAGCCAGTTAAATGCCTCTTCCGTTTTATCGGACATTATTGAGGCACTGTAAAATGGTTTTACTTCTACTGCAGAACCATCTTTTAATTTTAATTTTGATATATGCATTTCTGCCATAAGCGTAGGTATTTCTACACCTGAAAGCTGTTTTGCGTTTTCTTTAAGTTTGCTAACACTACGTTCAGCATTCTCTATTTCATCTTCAAGATTCTTTAATGCAATAACTTTATCAGATAACTTTTTACTGCTATCTATTTGTGTAATTGAATCAACTTGATCTTGTTCAAAGTTTATCTCGCTCATTTATTTCTCCTCTTTCATATAGATTTATTTTTATTGGATAGTATCTTCTTTCTTGTTTGTCCCACTTTAATAAATTGTATTTTCCAGTTGTTATGTCGGATACAATAGAACATGCAACACCTATTATAGCAGGGTCTCCTGTCAAAAGTAAATAGTCATCAGGTCTATAATCTTTTAAACTTTGTCTTAATTTAATAATTAAAGGACCTGGAGAAAAAATAATCTGTGATAGTTCGGGTAATAAAAATTTAAATGGGCCATACTTTGATGCTCCCATAATATTTATTTTTGGTCTACCTTCTCTAGTACCAGCTATTTCTTGTATTACGTAAACTATAGGTTCACGTTTTATTTTTTCGTAATTTATGCTTTCTGACATTGACATCAATATAGTCTTTATGATAAGCAAGTCAATAGAAAGTAGAAAAATAAATATGGATTACAAATTTAAAACGAAACCGTATGCTCATCAGTTAAAAGCATTAAAAATGTCTTACAGTAAAGTAAGCTTTGCTTATTTTATGGAAATGGGTACAGGAAAATCTAAAGTGCTAATTGATAATATTTCAATGTTATACGATGAAGGTAAAATAAATGCTGCCGTAATTGTAGCACCTAAAGGTGTATATAAAAACTGGTTTGATAGTGAAATACCTACACATTTAGTAGATCATGTTAAATATAAGGCAGTATTGTGGCAAGCTAATATAAACAAAAAACAAGAAAAATTATTAGTAGAACTATTCAAACCTGAAGTTGATTTACATTTATTGATTGTAAACGTAGAAGCTTTATCTACTAAAAAAGGCGTAGACTTTGTAGCTAAATTTTTATCTTGCCATAATGCTTTAATGGCTATTGACGAATCAACTACTATAAAAAATCCTCAAGCAAAAAGAACTAAGTCTATATTAAAATTAGGTGTAGCTGCTAAGTATAGAAGAATACTTACTGGTTCTCCTGTTACTAAATCACCTTTAGATTTATATACACAATGTGAATTTTTAGATCCTTGGTTGTTAGGACAACAATCTTATTATGGTTTTAGAACTAGATACGCAGTTATGAGATCTGCAAATTTTGGAGGACGCTCTGTGCAGATTGTTGTTGGTTATAGAAACTTAGCTGAGTTATCAGAAAAAATACAACCTTTTTCTTATAGAGTATTAAAAGATGATTGTTTAGATTTACCTAAAAAAACTTTTATGAAAAGAACTATACAGCTTTCTGAAGAACAACAAAAATTATACTCACAGATGAAACAAATGGCTCTTGCTGTAATGAATGATAAGATGACAACTACTGCTACAGCTATGACACAACTTATGCGTTTGCAACAAATAACGTGCGGACATTTTAAAGCAGATGATGGTACAGTTCAACAAATAAAAAATAATAGAATAATAGAACTTATGGATGTTTTAGATGAGATACACGGTAAAGTAGTAATATGGGCACATTGGAAGAACGATATACAAACAATAGTAGAACATGTAAAAAA